TTTCACACTAGTACGGACACCAAGGCGAACCCAGCCTCCAAATTTACCGAGAAAGCGATATCAAATGTGCTCACCGATCCCAACACACCGATTCTCAGTCGGTATATAAAATTATGGCTTGAATTGAACAAAGTCAAGATCCCTAAGAAGATAGCGGAACCAGGAGTCGATACCTCATGGTGGTCCGCCAATTTTTCAATGAGTGAACAATTCATCAACATCGAAGCTGATTGGATGTATGACGTGGCAGAAGAGCAGATACCTGGTTTTAACTGGGACCTTTTCATGTCATGGCATCCCAAAACACCCGAGGAGATGCTCAATGCACCCTCATTTTCAGAACCAGTTGAAGTTCCTCTTCCCGACTTTGATCTTACTGCCGACTATGGCAGCCACGCACAAGCCATCTACGCCGAGGTCCCTAAGGATATTCCTACTCCTAGTAAACCTCCAGGCGATGATACCGAACCGTCTCCGGACAGCAGCAGCAGGCCCCCACCTTCCGATCCATTGCAGCAAGAATGGTCAACACCTTTTTGGGATTGGAAACCTGCTGTCTCATCCGATACAGAGACAGATGAAGAATTCGTCTTCAGAGACGATCCACCTCGCAAACCCTATTTTTGTTTCCCCTCACAGTCGGACGATGGTCGTCAGACGGCGGGGTTAGGCTCTGCAGCCCGAATTTATTCGGCCCGTAATACCGCAGGGGTAAGTCGAAGCATTGCGTCTTCGCAGCCCATCTTAAACTATGACGAGAAGCAAGAAAAAGACGAGAAGGATAACACTTCATCCACAATGGACTCTAAACGACAAGATCCGCCGATAATTAGGATATTTCCATCCAAAGCACGGCAAAACAACACTACACCTGGCAAGAAGCCAGCTAAACGAACGCATGGACAGCGTAAGGTCAGACGCAAAGTTCCAATACGCACGGCGGGGGCTAACACCACCGACCCGCCACCGGCATCACAGCAGGTGCGCGCTAGAGAAGAATCTAAATACATAGATGCTATCCGGCGCGCATCCTCTGGGGTGTCGGGATAGAAATGGTCGAACCGGACGGTGCTTTTGTAGTGGGCACCGACCGTTTAACAACAGAGAACGATTAAATCCACCAACAACAACCATGCCTCTAAATCACGAGAGTCAACAATTCATCAAAGCCGCTACTGCCGCTCCCGACAACGATCTCACTCCTAGAGTGCCAGACGGTGCCGGAGCCCGAACATTCACTCAGAAGTTCGTTAGGCAGGCTACAGTTGATACCCAACCTGGTTTCACCAGGATAATTGTCGCAACCCCAACCCTCCCTATGGCGTTTTACACCACCACTTACAACACAAGTGGTGGTTACACACCCGTAGGAGGATTCTACCCAGCGCTCAGTTCATCCGGTTCCACCTACTTGGAAACGAAGACTGAGTTCCCACAATGGGCTACGATAGTTTCACCCACCGGGTTATCAAACACGCAAAACGTGGACGCAGCAAGATGCTTAGCTATGTCAGCAGAATTAGAATGCACCACCAATAGTTTCAATCAATATGGCACTGTGCTATGTTTCAAGACGCCTATGGCTCTTACGAACAACCCAGATGTCTTAAAC